CTGCAACTGCTGCTCCAAGTCCCACACACCTACGGCAGCCGTGTTAGTCGGCTGCGTACCATTAGCTGTGATAAACCCACCGAGATAGCGCTTGAAGGGCATTGCACCCTCCTTACGATAGGATTTCGTAGCTGATGCTGTAGGTAATCCCGCTGGCCGTGCCGGAGGTAACCGAGATCGACGTACCTTCCATCAGGTAAATTGGTGTGGTCTTATCAACCACGATCAACGAAGCACCAGCCGGAACCGATACCACCGAGACAACCGGATAAGCGGTACCACCCGAAGGGGCCGAACCCTGTGCCACCGCACCGTTGGTGTAGATCGAAACAGTCGTGTTGACCGCAGTCGAACCGTTGACATTGGCAGCTACGATCTGGTTGATCTTGAATACGTTCCCCGACGAAGCAGCATTAGGGAGCAGCACCACAGCCGACGTCCCCGAAGGCGTCAGGTAAGTCGTATTACCCGTGATCGAGTTGACGTTGGTAAGATTGGGGTTAGCCATGACCGCTCCTTAAACTCCAAAGACCATGCTCATCACGATGGCCCGCCCTTCTGTGGCGGTTGACTCCGCAGGCAGTGTGACAAACACGTCCTTCGTACCCGCAGCTAGGTCTAGCTTACTACCTGTACTCGACGCCAGCACCGTATCACGTGACAGCGTCGTGCCCGACGAGGTATAGGTACCAATCCCAACTTCCCACTGCGTACCACCTGCAATCGTGTAGTAGGTAGTGTTGCCGTTCCCGATAACCGAGAAGTTCTGGAAGCCGCTAGGCGCAGTCCCGCTGAGCGTGACCGTACCAGTTCCGGTGGTGGTCGTGGTGTCTTTGACACGATCAGCGAGGACGAGAGCCATTAGGCGATCCGGATGATAGCGGTGGTGTTGGTCGCTGTCGGGAAGATGATGGTGAAGTCACCGTCCGTCGAGGTCTTGTCCGAGCCGAAGTCCAGCACAGCCACAGCAGCGTTCGTCAGCGTGGTGTTCGCGTTCGAGTTAGCCGACGGGGTGCTGTTGTAGATCAGCGCGCCACGAGCCGTGATCGTCGCGTTAGCGAAGGTCAGGTCCGAGAAATCGGTAAAGCCCGTGCCGGTCGAGGAGTTGTTGTTCGAGGTCACCACGCCAAGGTTCACCAGCGAGCCACCACCAGCAGTGTAGTTGGTGCCCGACGACGAAACTTCGTTCGATGAGGTGTAGGCAGTCGTGTTGGCGTCCAGCGAAGCCGACGAGGTGTACAGCGCCAGCTTGAAGGTGTCGCCACCGGTAGCGCGGAAATCGTGCACGGCCAGCATAAGCTCGGCCTTAAAGCTGGTGCACATTGCTTGCGTAATTGCCATTGCGGCCTCCTTATGCGTCGAGGATCGGGATCAACTCTGGGTGCCCCGCCTGCTTGAACTTGTTAACCAGAGTGACGTTATGCGAGCGCACTGCTTCGTGCAGGTAGTGCACAAGGACGCCCCGGATGTTCTCACGGAATGCCTCGGCTTGCTCACGGATCGCCGGGTGCGCGTTGCTACCGACGTAGATGATCTTATCGAGCGCACGCTCAGCGATTTCCTCAGGCGTGAAACCACGCCCTTCAGTCGCCATGACCATGACGTTGCCTACGTCGTTAAACCCACCGAACATCGCTTACCTCACCGGGTAGCGGACTTGGCCGCTACGATACATATCCTGACGGTTCTTACCGTCACCAAGCTGCTTGAGTAGGTTCATAGCTTCGTCGTACCGCTTCTGGTACTCTGCAATGACATCCTGCTCGCCCTTCATATAGGTGTAGGCTTCCAGCAGCGATCCGTAGAGCAGTGCGCTATCGAAGTTATCACCCAGCCACGACGTGCCCGCGTCAACGATAGATTGCGGGTAGTAGAAGTAGTGCAACTCCATCTCGTAGTCATCATCCGGGGTCGGGCCTAGGATGTACGAGTTCTCGTCGAAATAGGCGTAGCAGTAGGGCAGACCAGTGTCGCTCGGGTTGGGGTACGCCTGCCGGATGAAGTTCACGTCCTTGTTGAGCAGGTACTCGTAGTTCCCATCGCCATCGACCACAGCCAACGAGAAGTTAGCCAACCAATCCGAAGGTACCGAGAGGTACTTGTTCCCGGCAGTGCAGTTGCCAGTCACGTTCTTGCGCAGGTCCAGCAGCTGCACCGTATTGAAGATGCGCTGCTCAGCCTGCTGAATGAACGTGTTGATCTGTTCGGTAGACGTCAGCGTTACCGTGCTGGAGCCGTCAGAGCCGGTCCATGAGGTGTTGGGGAAGTCGTTTTCGACGTACCCCTTGATCGTCTCGAACAGCTGCGCGTAGTTCATCAGCCCATCTTCTTGCTGTGCCCGGTGCCCTTAGTCGCAGCACCAGTGCCACGGGTCTTCTGGGTCTGGGTGTTGGCAACCTTATTCGGGTAGCCGTTGTTGCCCATCGGGTCAGAGTAGGTCTTAGGTTGATCGTACTTCCCGATGTCCTTGGTGTGCTCAGCCATCTTACTTACCCCGCGAAGATTTCTTCTGGTTAGCGATCTTCGCCAGATTGCGGCCAAGCTTCAGCATCTGAGCGTTGGTCTTACCGCCCTTGGCGAGCTTCGTCAGCGGTTGACCCTTATGCTTAGCACGTTCGTGCTTATGCACGGCGCTAGCAACCATGGCCTTGTCCTGCTTCAGGTCCTTCTTATCCATCTCAGTTCTCCGTCTGCACAGTCACGGTGCCTACCGTACCCTGCGCTATTAGCACATTTACAAGCCCCGACAAACCCAGAGGATCATTAAGACCGACTGGGTTCCATCCCCACTGGATTACGCGACTACCACCAGAGGGCGTACCGTAAGCTAGCGAGTTCTCAGACGGCACTTCGCCGTGGATTTCTTCCTTCAGGCCGGTGAGACCTGCTTGGTAATACGTCGTGTCCGGACGCGGGTTACGGATGGCCTGTGGGTCATCGACCGGGTACATACCGAGCTGCAGCTGCGGCTGATCCGGTTCCCAGCATGACGGGCATACGAGGATGTTGACGTTCTTCGTCTTGATGACGAGACGCCGAAGCTGCTTCAGCTTGTAGCGAAAGCCACAGCGATCACACTGGGAGATCGCATATTTGCCAGAGGCGAACCTATTAGGCACGGCACCTCCTTAGAAGAACATCTGACGCGGGGCGATCCGCAGCGGGGCCTTTTCGCGATCTTCGTCAGCCGCCTGCTGCCAAAGCTCTTCGTAGTCAGCCTTAAGCATCGGGGTGCGTTCCATCGCGCCGGGGATTTTCTTCGACAAGTGGTAGGCCAGACCCGCCACCATGCACGGAATAAAACGGAAGGGGATGTCCTGCGTCGTGACGCCGTTGCCCGCATCCTGAATGCGGCGAAGCCGGAAATAGACGAAGGTGTAGTAGTTGTCCTGATCCGGGCACGGCCAGACGTTGATCGTCGGGTAGGACACTCCATCCACCGGATAGTCAGCGCCTGACTGGCGGTTGATCCACACCTGAATGGGGCGACCCTGAGCATTCTTGTTCGGGATCGTCATGTAGGTATCAGCGCTAATGCGGTTGATATTGATGTCGATCTGATCCTGCCCGGTCTGCGTGCGAATGACGTGCTCAAGTAGGTCGATGGTATCCACTGGCAGGTCGTAGGTGATCTGCCCTTGGTTCATTTCGATCTGGCCCTGCTCGATGGTCCAGAGATTGATACCCCGGTTGGCCCACTCGATGGTCAGCAGGTTGAGGCTACGGCGCGCTGTACGGAAGTCATAACCCGTGCGCAGCTCAGCACCGCAGCGCTCAAACGCTTCCTCAACAAGCTCGTTGAGGTTCAGGTTAAAGGTAGAGGTGCCACTAGTGGTCATCGGTAGCTCGCAGTCTTCTTAGCAATGCGCTTGGGCTGCTTAACGAACTGCTTGCCCGCCTTAGTGCCTTCACGCTTCGCCTTGGTTGTAGCACCATACTCAGCCGGTGTCAGGGCCTCACGAGCCTTCTTGGGTAGGTACCGCTCACCAGTCGCCTTGGGGCCTTGGGTCGAGGGTTTACCAGACTTGGTGCCCCAGTCTTCCTTGGTCCACTTTGACAGCGACTGCTGAGCCTTGGTCTTGGGGCCGGAGTACCCGCCCCCAGACTTCTTGTACCGTTGGGTCGCAAGCTGGGCTTTGCGGGCAGACCACTGGCCGGGCTTACCGCCTTTGTCGCTAGCCTTAACAGCCGCAACAATGCGCTTCCACTTGCCTTCGTCCGTCCGCGCCACCTTACTTACCTTTCTTGAAGCCCTTCAGCAGCTGCGCAAAGCGTGCACGCTGACCGAGCTTGCCGGGAGCCTTAGCGGCCTTGGCGAGCTTCTTGGCCGGGATCGGTTCGCCCTTCTTAGCGCCAAGGGAAGCCCGGAGTGCACCGGGCTTCTTGATTGCCTTGGCGATGTTGAGCTTGCCGCCCTTCGCGTATTCGGTGACGACATTCGGGTTGTCCTTGCGAACGACCTTCTTGCCCTTGGGCATCTTCGATGCCTTCATATCACCCATACCGCGAGAAGCGCGCATTAGAGCACCTTACCCTTGGTCTTGCCCTTCTTGGCAATACCGTCAGCGCGGGCCGAGACCGAACCGCCCTTGGCGTAGCACTTGCCGCCCTTAGCCATCATGGCACGGCCCATGGTATCAGCCGAGCGCTTCTTCATGGCGTTACCAGCCTTACTTGCCTTCTTCATGACCTTGCCTCCTCCGGCGTAGGTGTTGAACGGGTACTTCTTCTTCATGTACTCCTTCTCACCCTCTTCCTTGGCGCTACGCTTCGGAGGAGTCGGAGCCGGAGCAGGACGACGCGGGGTAGCGTTCGGGGCGGGTTCAGTAGGACGCTTGTTCATGTTACTTCTTCCTTCCAGCCTTGGTCTTGCCGCGCACGGCGCAACCGTCAATCTTGCCACCCTTGGCCTTATAAGTCATATCAACCGAGCCGTCGGACTTAACCGCAGCGGGGTTAAGGCGCCCATCAGGCAGAAAACGACGCTTAGCCGCAGCCTCTGCATCGCGCTTAGCGATAACCTTACGCCCCCAGTTGGGGTCCTGCGCGGGAGCCTTAGGGGCCGGAGTCTGGGATTTAGAAAATCCTGCTTGGCCGTCCTGACGCTGGAATGCAGCGCGATACCCTGCGGCCTTATCTGCCACAGCTTTAGCTGCAGCCGGGATACTGGGCTTGTTTACCTGCTTAGGTGCTGCAGTGGGGGTGCTGGCGCGAGCTGCAGGAGCAGGCTTGCTACCGCTAGTAGCCAGCTTGGCGACCTTCTTTTGGCCACCCCACGTGAAGATTTCCTTGTCTGGGTCACGACCAGCATCGACGGCTGCCTTACGTGCAGCACGGAAAGCAGCGGCAAACGAGGACGGCTTAGCCGCACCAGAAGCGGGCTTGGCCTTCTCAACCGACTTGGTTTCGGCAGCGCTCATATCCTTTTTGAGCGGTGCGTCTTCCTTGGTCGAGATGTTGATGTCCTTACCGAAGCGCTTCTCGACGTAGTCGTCCTTACGGAACTTGCGGAGTTTGTCGGCCATTACTAACCCTTCCTCATCTCATCAACTTTGGCCTCAAGGCGCTCGAATGCCTTATCGAACCGATCACCAAGCCTATCGACCATTACGTTGACTTCCGCACGGGTGACATGGTCGCGTGCCACCTCTTCGCGGGTCTTGTTGAGTAGGATGCCAAGACGATCCAACTCGTCGATCTTCCCCTTCAAGAAGAAGCCCATGACCGCCACCACACCGGACAAAACAAGGTTCCAGATCATCATCTCCATGTCAGCAGTTCCATGCCCGGAGAGACTTGTTGATGCGGCTGTTGGGGTCATTCGCGGTCTTCGCTGAGGTGAGCTTGGCCTTCATCCCCTTCATCCGCGAGCAGAACGACTTCCGGCGACCGGCGTCCTTCTTGGTCTTGGGATTCGGAGCAGGTGGCTTGAGGTTCATCCCCTGCTTCTTCGCAGACGCACGGCCCTTGGCGTTCAAGCCGCCCTTAGGGTTCTTGCCTTCCTTGCGGGTCCATGCAGGGGACTTGGCCATCAGACGAACCGCCCCTTGGTCTTGCCCTTGGTAGCGCAACCGTCAGCGCGCTTGGAGGCAGTGGAACCACCTGCAGCATACTTCTTGGCTTTGGTGCGCTTCTTACCGCCGGTCGGTTCACCGCCAGCCTTACCACCCTTGGCAAGATTCGTACGGAAGCTGGCACCGTAAGCCTTGGCTCCCTTATCACCCATGAGGTCACCAAGCGTAGAGGCTCGCTGGCGTAGAACTGCAGGAACTACAGCTA